TAATACTCACGCGTGATTTCTCCCTTATCTGAGTAACTCATTCGCCCAAGCTCACTCTCTGAAAACACTCTCTAGCAAGCTTGTCTCTAGCACCGCCAGCGTATCTGCCAGCATTGAAGTAGAGACGAGCAAAGGCGTCACGCTGATCCTGTCGGCGTTTGCGTTGTGCTAGGTCTTGGTTTTCTTCATCCGCCTCGATAGTGAGAGCGTGTTCTCGCATATTTTTAGCGAGTTGTTCAATGTGCATTTCTTCCCCTTACTTAGATTAGATAGCTAGGTGCATTTACCTTTACCCTGCCACCATCCTCGGTCAATTTATACCAAGTCAGTTCGCTTTGGTCAAATACTGGGTCGCTAATGTCGCGCCAAGATTGCAGTTTGTGTCCGAACTCACGCGCATCTGTGGCGATTACAGGGTCGCTCTCCATAAGTCCGTTATAGGAATTGCAGACACGAATTAGGTTCTGTGGCGTGTCGAGCAGTTTGCTGCCGCCCATTCCGCGATTACGCCGGTGATGTAGCACTAAATCTTCGGTCGAACCGCAGTGCCAACAATGCGAATCACGCTTCTCTATCTGTTTTCTTACCCTGTCTGATACCACAGATGCCTCTCTAACGCCACAAAATAGTCGGGGGCAGGTAAGGATAGGCAAAAGACCCCTAAAGCCCTCTAATCGCCTCACAGGGCTAATTAGAGCCTGCTTTCCTGTCCTATGAGCTTTGCTTGGGTCGAAAGCATAATGCTGGCTGATTCAATGGCCTTTACTTTGGCCTTGATTCTGTTGAACTCCGCCCGGCGCAAGTCTCTCTGCAACCTTAGCTCTGCTGATTCAAGTTTAGCTATCGCTTCACGATCTCTGACAGTCCCCGATGCTTTTATGTAAGCCTTTTGTTCGGCTAGGTCTAAGTCGTATTCAGCCTCGGCTAAAGCTTTCTCTGCCTCGAATAGCGCAGTCGAACCCCTAGAGTTCTCCGCTATCAGTTCCGCGAGTTGTCTCTGTATTTCCTGTATCACCTAGAGCCTCGATGAGTAAGTCTGTTAGTTCTTTGTTCCAAAACTCAGCCTCTATTTTTCTTCCCCTGTATCGAGCTATCAGATACCCCTCTTGAAGTTCCTTGAGCTTGGCTTTCTGCAAATCGGTCAGCATAACCTTTTAGCCTTTCCAAAACTTCTTTAGGAGCGTTGCTTGCTCGTGCCTGAGTGTATAGCTCGCGCAACTGCTCGATTGTTTCTAGGGTAGCAGCTTTCTCTAGCCAGTCCTGCGCAACAACTTTGATTATCTCCTCGCGTGAGGCTAAAGCGTTTGGGTTTTTATTCATTGCATAACCCATCACCATAAGAGCGCGACCAATCGCGGATGTCTCGGCATTGGGTAGGGCTGCAACATTATTAGCTCCACCTGTTCCATCGGTCTCGGCAGCGTAGCCGGTTGACTTTGGCAGGTTGTTCGCCTGATCGCCAGCACTTAGGAAAACATCTGCCCTGACAACCCAGTTCATTTTTCCCGACCCTAAGTCAAGCTGTGATACCAAGTTGGTAGCAATTCTGCCGTCAGGGTAATCAGAATGAAACTGAGCTAACCTCTCGGCAACTGTCGAATAAGAATCCAAGTCAAATTTTGGCACTATTTTCCTTTCCTCTTGTGAACTACTAGATAAGGTAGTCCGTCTCTTTTTGCTTGTCTTGAAGCAATTTTTACCCTGTGTCCATCTATTTCGATATAGGCACTCTTGGCTTGACCCATTGCGTCTAGTGTTTGAGATTTGTAGTAGCGCAATTCCTGTTCGGCTTTGTCGTAAGCATCCTGCGCGTTAGCTAACAGAAACAGCGAGTCAATCTCTACCTCGGTATCGTCAATGTGTGGGTTCTGATACCGCACCGCTTCGTAGGTGGACTCTGACCCATCCCAAGCGGGCTTCTGGTCTGCGAACACGCAGGCCATAAACTCCTGAGCGAACTGACGCTGTGCGCCTATTTCAAAATCGTCACGCTGTATCTCAAAGTCATACCAAGTCATCCCTGCGACTGCTACTAGAAAACCTCGTTGCAGGTCAAGAATGTCTACATAGTGAAGCAACTGCGCCCTATAACCATCTGGGATACTTTCCCAAGTTTGTCTACCAGTTTTGACTTCAATAACGACCCACTCACCAGTTTCTCTATGCCTTGCAATGGCATCTGGGTTTGCGTGTCTAAATGGTAGGAGGGTGTCCTGATAAGTTCCTGTAGTAAAAACTTCGAACTCTGGATGCTCTTGTTGCCAAAGTTCTAGAATCGGTTGTTCAAATGCCTTACCAAACCGGATAGCCCAGTTTTCTTGAACTGTATTTTCAATCTTCCCGGTCTTGACCGCCCATAAGTGATAAGGACTTTGAAACGGATTGAGACCGCAGATAGTCGAGATGTCTGATCCGCCGATTGACTCTTTACGAGCCTTGTGCCACTCAGGGCTACCGGGTTCGAAAACACCGATAAGGGTTCCGTTACCGAATGTTTCAGGTGAGTAATTTTCCATAGCCTTAGTTTCTACCCTGCCTCCGACATTTATTTTTGTAAACTCTAGCAATGGCCCACTTTGACGAGAAACACTATCGCCTGCTAAGGGCTATACACGCCGCTGGCGGTGTTCCCTGTGAGGACTTTCCCGAAGTGATGTATCCAGAAGATCAGCGTGACCCTATGAAACGGCAGCTTTTGACCCTGATTGCCAAAAGACTCTGCTCAGAATGTCCGGTGAGGGCCGAGTGTTTCCGCTATGCGGTTGAGTCAGGTCAGAAGTTCGGTATCTGGGCTGGCACTACCCCTCAAGAAAGATGAAACCCCCTGACCGAAATCAGGGGGCTTGTTGGGGGACAACAATGAACGAGCTAAGTCTATTCCTTATGGCTCACAATAGAAGTCAACACGCTGAGAAGTCCTGCGCCTAAAGAAACAGAGGCTAGACCTGCCCAGTCAATCGCGAATAGCCCTACTGATCCAGCACCGAGAAAAGCAATAGCCGCCTGAGCAACTGTTTTTATGCTTCTTTCCCCTGCGTAAGACCAGAACTGATAGCTAAAGAATTTCATTATCTTCCTTTCTTGTTTTGACATCTTCGTAAGTAGCGAAAGCTGTGTAAGCCGTCAAGATAATACTAATCAAAGCAACCCCACCGATGATTAGCTCGCGTGAGACTGATGAGTCAGCAGCATAGGTGACAGCACCAAACAGAATCATAAACGCAGACAGGGTAAAAGATAAATAAATAAGCCTTCTGCGATGTTTCCAGCTAGGCATTCTGCCGTTCCATCCACTTGATAGGGTCTACCGGAACTCTGCCCCTGACTTCCCAATGCAAGTGAATACCTGTTGAAGCTCCAGTAGTGCCCATTATGCCTAAAGTCTGTCCTTGTTTTACCCTGTCACCGACTTTGACCGCAATCGAGCCCTCAACCAAGTGTGCGAATAAGTGAGTTGCCCCTGACGCACCCCTGAGCTTTACAAAGTATCCATATCCACCACCGGGGGCAGTTGACTTACGAGCCTCTAATACAAGTCCTGCTTCGGGTGAGATTATCTTTGTGTCTTCTCTACCTGTCACGATGTCTACCCCAGCGTGAAGTCTTTTCTTCTTTGTGATCGGATGAACCCTAAACCCGAAGGGTGAGGTGACTGTGTATTTCCCCTTCACCGGGGCGATTATCTTATTAGTGACCATAGCGCAGCTACAAATCCTGACAGTCCTGCACCGAGCGCGGCAAAGGCTAAGCGTTCAATCCACTCAAAGCGAGCTAGTTTCTGCTCTACGGCATTCATTCGATTAGGTAGGTCTTTGAGGTTTTTTATATCGGCAACCAGCTCAATTTGCACCGCTTGAAGCTCGATTAGCTTTTCATAGATATCGCGTTGCGTGATTCGCAAGCCTGTCGTTTCGTCTCCCATAAATTACGCCTATGCTTCAATCCAACTTAAAGATTCCTCATTCCAGACATAAATTTTACCATCATCAGGTTTTTTAACTGGTGATTTCCATTGACAAGTTTGTTCTTCTAATATCCAAGATGAAAATGGCTTTGGCGGAATAAAGGCATCTCTTTCAACATCATAAATATAGTCTATTGCGGCAAAATTTTTACGAAAATTAGCGTTATAGCTTGTTTGTATCCAAGTCCCACCAAGAGCTAAATTGTCTGATAAAAATTCTTGTCCTATATTTTCAAGAGAATTGTCTATTACTAAAACTCTAGTAACAATAAAGTTTTGATTTATTTCTGCAAAATGAGCCATTAGATTGTCACGCTTCCTGAACCAGTAAAAACATACTTTCTAAATCCACCTGAGACTGTAATCGTTGGTGATCCTGTTGTTACAAACTCAGGAACTGTTGAAAGGGTTCTAATAATTACAACACCCGAACCTCCAGCATTTGCGGATGTGCTATCTGACCCACCCCCACCACCACCAGTATTTGCCGTAGCCGCACTTGCTCCAAACAGAGAGGCATTTGCACCGCCACCCAATCCACCCTGACCCATATTTGATGAAGTATCGCGCCGAGCCCCGCCACCGCCGCCACCATAATAAGAACCATCAAATAAAACACCATTGCCACCATTGCCATTGTCAGAAGAACCAACTGCATTCCTACCGCCACCACCGCCGCCAACTTGTCCAGTAAAAGGAGGGCCATCACTTGAAACTGTTCCTGAGCCACCATTATTACCCTGTCCAGAAATCCCTGACCCTCCAGTTCTAAGTTCATTACTGCCACCACCACCACCACCAGAACCACCAGATTTTCCATTTGTTGTTCCACCTCTAGCACCGCCACCGCCACCAGTAGAGGTTCCCACTAAACCAAATGTAGAATTATTGCCATTATTACCGCGACTGTTTGCATCTTGACCGGAACCGCCTGCCCCAATCGTAATGGTATGCGTAACACCTGCGATTGCGGTTTTTAGTGTGCCAGTTAGAACACCGCCAGCACCACCACCACCAGCCGCTCCTGTATCACCACCAGCACCCCCACCAGCAGCAATTAGGTATTCAAGATCAAAGCCTGCCCCTGCACCTGCAACAGCAAGAATCCCCAATGGAATAGGCATTATGCAGTGATCTTTCCAACTACTCGATAGGTGTTAGCAGCAACCTTTAGAACGGTTGCGGCGTTGTAGGTTTGGTCAATCTTGAAGGTCACAGCGGTTCCTGCTGTTCCTGCGCCACCCCAATCGGTTACGCCTGTTCCTGCGGCGATGGTTACAGTTCCACCTGCGTTGCGGAAGATGTCAACCCTTCCACCGACAGACAGGATGTCTGGGACAGTTACAGTTACAGCGGCAGTTCCCGAAACATAAATCGTGTCATTTTCATCCCCTGCCACCGCCGTATAAGCGGTGGTGATGGAGTTGACTGCGGTTGTGGGCAGGGAAACAGGAAAGACAGTTGCCCAAGTGTTTGTCGCGGTTGCTACCTGAATCTCATTGACATCAGATAAGTAAGTAACCATTCCCTCTGTGGCTGTCCCAATGAACGAGCCTCTTGACGCTGTCCCGGCAAAGACCATAACGGCCTGATCCTGAAGGTATCCCTGAACATTAGCGGCGGTAAGCACCTCACCGGCTGTAAAAACTTTGCGGCCTAGACCTGACATATTTCTCCTAGAAGGCTAACGCGTTGCCTGCGTCAAGCTTACCAAACTCAGCGTCATCCAGCACGAACAGGGCAAAGTCGAGTGTTGAGAAGCCTAGTGAGAGGATGTGGTTGTTCAGGTCAACATTGTGGTCAACGCGGATAATCTCGGCGTATTTCGAGATGGCAGGGGGTATCTCGTTCGGGGTGAATTTGATTTGGACAACATCGCCGATTTCAAGGGCTAGTAATGCTTCTTGTTCCCCTGCGCTCAACTCGTCTAACAGGATGTCCACCGACTCAAAGCGGTATTCAGGCTCAGCGAACTTCTGAGCGTAGAAGTCAGCCAAAGCCTCTAGGTCGGTGTCATTGCCGATTAGAAGTCCGGTTCGGGTCAGGTTGAAGATTCCGTATTCCTCAACTGAGTCAAGGTCGGTCTGAGTCACTTGGGTATTTGTTATCCCTGACTCCAACACAATCTCATTAGCCAATAGTTCTGATCCATACTGCACCCTGATTGACTGATAGGGGATTCCTGAGTTGTCATCGGCTAGGGTCACGCCGTTCGAGACAGGGGCAGCAGTGCGGTCTTTGAATACAACAGAGCCGTCCTTACCGATAAAGAACGACCCCGGTTCTGACTGCTCGATAAGTCGGAAGTAAGACAGGGCGTTTGTGTTGTCGGGGATTGTGTCTGCCCCTAGCGTCATTAGTCCGGTGTCTACTTGTCTTAGGGATAGAGGCCAGTTAATTTCAGGTAAGGAAAGAATTTCATTTACTCTTTCCCC